TGGCATCCAGAATTTTGAGAAGAAAGACGACGCCTTCAAATCTTATGTCCAGGAGTCCTATGAGACTGTGACCCAGGAGCAGGCGGACACCCTGTCCTCCGGCAGCACCATCGCGGGGAGCCGGGAGCAGACCCAGATGGCCTTCGCCCAGAAACTGGGCAGCGACGAGGCCGCCGACGCCTACCTGGAGCGGGTCAAGTCGATGGCCACATCCACCAATTACACCTACGATGAGATCACCGGCTACTCCAAGCTGCTGCTGAACACCTACGATACGGACAAGACCCTGAGCGTCCTGCAGACCCTGTCTGATGCCTCCGCGGGTCTCAACCTGGATTCCTCTGATGTGAATATGTTCATTTCCGGCCTGTCCCGTATGCGTACGACCGGGAAGACGACACAGGAGTATCTGAATTACTTCTCGGAGCGCGGCGTGGATGTGTACCAGGCCCTGGCAAACTCCACCGGCGCCGACAAGTCCCAGATCGCCAAGATGGTGACTGACGGGGAGATTGCCGGCGAGGAGGCGGCCGAGGCTATCCTGAACTACATCAACGAGACTTACGGCGGCCTGTCTGAGAAGCTGGCGACCACCTATGACGCCATGGTGGATAACCTGGGGGACTTCCAGGCCGACATGGACGCCGCCATGGGCGAGGGCTACAATGAGGCCCGCAAGGCGGGGCTGCAGGCCCAGATGGACTGGATGAGCGGAGAGAGCGGCAAGGCTGTAGAAGAGGCCAACTATGCGATTGGTGCTTGGCAGGCCGATCTGGAGAACCAGAAGGAAGAGTTCATCCGAAAAGCCATGGACGCCATGATGTATGAAAATGAGGACTATAAGGCCGCGAAGGAAGCAGGCGACGCGGCCGAAATGGGGCGTCTGCTCATGGAAGCAAAAGTCCAGGGTATGAACGAGTACAACGCCAGCGACGGCGCCCAGCTGGCCCTGGAATCCGAGATGGCTCTGGTGGATGCGATCCGGAACGACGCTGTGCTGAACCAGAACTATTGGGACGCCGGCTATGAAAAGGGCCAGGCGTTCACTAAGGGCATGGCTGCGGCAAGGTCGGCAAATTATCAGGCCGCATATTCCTACATGGATCCCAATTCAACAGATTATGACCCGGCGAGAGCATTTCTGGGCTATGCTACCGGCATCGACTATGTACCCTATGACAATTTTCCGGCTCTGCTCCACCAGGGCGAGCGGGTACAGACAGCAGTGGAGGCCCGAAGCGAACGATCCGGCTTCAGCGGCATCCAGATCTCCATGTACGGAACCACCATCCGGGAGGACGCCGACATCGACCGTGTGGCGGAGGCGCTGCTCCGGAAGGTGGAACTGGCGGCAACAAGGGGGTGAGCAGGTGCAGTTCTGCTTTATTCGGGATCATGTGTCGCTGATCATGCCGGTGACGCCCGGCAGCTATCAGTGGACGGTGGGCAAGCGAATGGAAACCATCAATATCAACGAGATGGGCGATGTATACCGGCCCGGCGGGCGCACCCGCTTTTCCGGCAACTTTACCTTTCTGCTACCGGCCCAGAACTATCCATGGATGGAAGCTGGAGCTCGGGCGGAGCCCCAGTACTACCTTGATTATCTGAACGCCTGGGCCTGCGACGACCAGATGGTGCGCATGGTCATCACCGGGACGGAGATCAATGCCCTGGTCTATATCGAGGATGTGACCCAGACCGAGCAGGATGGAACCGGGGATCAATATGTTACTGTGGCGGTCCGGGAATACAACGATCTGGAGGCTGTGGAGGTGGCTGTGAACAGCGGAACCCAGAACAACGGCAGAGGGACGGAGGCTTCCTCCGGGAAAGCCCAGTCCTACACCATCGTTTCCGGCGATACCCTGTCCGTCATCTGCCGCCGCTACTATGGAAAATCCTCGGCGAAATATTACAATGCCCTGGCCAAGTACAACGGCATCCAGAATCCCCATCTGATCTACCCCGGGACCACAATCCAGATCCCGCCGGAGTCCACGCTGCTGGGGGTGTCGGCATGACCCTTTATCTGACGAAGGCTGCCGGTACCCGGGATATCACCAGGATCCTAACCGCATGGACATGGTCCGGTGACAAGGCAACCATCAGCCGGCAGTTGTCCGGTGAGATAGCCTACATCGAGAACAGCAGCCTCCCGGTGCCGGAGGTCGGCGACCTGGTCACCATGCTGGAGGGCAATGAGAAGATATTTGTCGGCGTTGTTCTTCAGCGCAGCCTAGGGTCGGAAGACAGCACAATGGCCTTCACGGCCTTTGATTACGGGTATTACCTGCAGCGCAACGACGGTACCTACAAATTTACCGGGGCATCCCCGGAGGAGATGACCAGGTTGGCCTGTGCGGATCGTGACATCCCGATTGCGCAGCTCCCTTCCACCGGGCTTCAGCTCTGGAGGAAGTTTGCCGGGGTCAAGCTGAACCAGCTGATCACTACGGCGTGGACGCTGGCCAGCGAGAAGAACGGAAAGGCTTATGCGATCCGCTATACGCCGGCGGGCCTGCTGGTGAAGGAGCGCAGCGTGAGCCAGTCCAGCCTGGTGCTGAAGGCATCCTCCAATCTGATGAATGCCACCACAAAGGAGGATGCGACACAGATGGTCAACAGCGTGGCCATCTACGATTCCAACGGGAACTTCCTCCGCAGGATCGGCGACAGCGCGGCGCAGAAACTCTGCGGTGTCATGGAGCAGCATATTACCCAGAATGAGGGAAAAGCGGCCGATGCCGACGCTACAGCCAAGAAGTCCCTGGAAGACGGCAAACTGAAAAAAACGGTTACAGTCAATGTCCTGGGGGACACGGCCCTGCTTACCGGAGAGACCGTGGTGGTTCGGGAGGCCAAGACGGAGCTGACCGGGATATTCTGGATCGATGCTGATATCCATACCTGGAAGAACAAAAATTATTATACCAAGCTGACGCTGAATTGCCGGAATGTGATGGCGACAGCCAATGCGGGAAGTGAGGTTACATGAGCGAAAGGGACGCAAGAGACCCCTATCTGGGGCTGAATAACCACATCCGGCAGCAGGCGCAGGCCCAGATCCCTGTTTACTACACGCTCGGCAAGGTGGTCTCCCTGAAGCCTATGCTTGTTCGGGCCGCGGGCATGAATCTGGACAAGGATGATCTGATGATCGCCCAGCACCTTCTGCCCGGCTGGACGGAGCATCTGACCAACCTGGAGTGGGAAGTAACTTCCACATTGCCGGAGAAACGATTTTATGGGCAGTGCCAGTGCGGCCTTGCAGTTGGAACCGCATGGGTAGACAGGCCAACGGAAGAAGTAAAGGGCAAAACGGTCAAGGAGGCCACCGCTACCCATGATCGGCCCCTGGCGGTAGGGGATCAAGTGCTCTTGATTCCCAGCGATGACGGCCAGACCTATTACATGGTGGAAAAATTGGTGGAGGTAGAGCTATGAGCTTGTTTCCCTTGATTTCTGAGCCGGATACTGGGGAACTGACCGGCACGGAGGGGCTTCCGCTCTACCGGGAGGTAGACTGGAATTTCCAAACCAACAAGCCTGTCTGGCGCGGCGGCAATCCGGTGTTTGTGACGGGGGCCCGCGCGGTCCTGGTCTGGGCCTGGAATGCCCTGCACACCACAAGGTTTGCTCATGATGTCTTCAGCACCGATTACGGCCTTGACGGAAATGCTTTGCTTGGTCAGGCCTATTCCGAGGAAGTCCGGCAGTCGGAGGCTATCCGCATCGTGCGGGAGACACTGCAGGTAAACCCCTATATCACCAGTGTATCACAGGTGAGCGTAAGCTTTGAGGGCTCCGTTCTCCATCTTAGTTTCAAACTGACAACCATTTATGGGGAGGTGACTATTGATGACTGCGACATCGCCTTATGATGACCTGACGCCGGAGGCGATCAAGGCAAGTATGCTGACTGATCTGGAATCCAAGGGTGTGGACATCAGCACCCGGGAGGGCGCTTACGCCAACACGCTGATCAGTGTGGCGGCTTACCAGCTTTTCAAGATGTACCAGCAGTTTCCCAGTCTGCTGCACATGGTGTTTCCGGATGAGACCTCTGGCGAGTATATCGACAAAAATGCGGCCCAGGTGGGCATGACCCGAACCGCGGGAAAGAAGGCTGAGGTGGAGGTCACCTTCACTGGGCTGGATGGCACTTATATTGTCGCGGACACAGCCCTGTACGCTCCGGAGAGCGGCTTGCAGTTCCGGACAACCGAGGATGCCACCATCGTCGAAGGAACGGCGACAGCGTCCGCACAGGCCGCAGAAGTGGGCACTGATTACAATCTGCCGGCCGGAAGCATCACTGCTATGTATGTCAATGTTCCTGGCGTCTTCAGCGTGACCAACGCGGCTGCAGCTGCCGGCGGTGCGGATGAAGAGAGTGATGTGGACTTTTTCGCCCGGTATCACCTGCGCCGAACCCTGCCGATCACCTCTGGGAACAAAAATCATTACATTACTTGGGCGACAGAAGTGAATGGCGTGTCCTATGCCAGCTGCATCCCGCTTTGGAATGGGAACGGCACAGTGAAGGTGGTCATCGCCGGCGCGAATCGGGGGCCAGTGGACGAACTGACCCGGAGCGGCTGCGCGGCCCACATTGAGGCGGAGCGCCCCATCGGCGCCACCGTTACGGTGGTCAGCGTGGTGGAACGGGAGATCCCGCTGGCGGCCACGGTGACCTTGGTCGAGGGCTATACTGCGGAACAGGTGAAATCAGCTCACCGCAGCTGTGAGTGAGTTGCTGCTCAAACAGGCGTTCGGAGAGACTGTGGCGGTTCCATACAGCCGTTTTCTGGCCTGTTTACTGCAGTGCCCCGGTGTGGCCGATTACAGCTCCTTCACCGTGGATGGAGGGACCTCAGCAGTTACCCTGCAGGCAGAAGATGCGTCGGTGGTCGGCACTGTTACCATTACATGAGAGGAGCGTTATTCATGAGCGGAGCGTTGTCAACGAG